GATGGAAGCCAGGGGCGGCACATCGCTGGTTCGTCGGGCATGATCAGCGCACTGTTTTTGACGATCAGACCGCGCCTGCCGACATGACGAAGGCCCAACTCGTCAAAGAGGTTGAGGCATGGCGCATCAACGCCGTTTCGACCGTGATCAGGGAGGCGAAGCCTCAAAGCAGCGGAATGCACCCCACGATGAAACCGCCGCCTTTAATTGCCCGCATGATCCGCAATTCAAGCGAGCCGGCAGACATCGTCCTCGACATGTTCGCGGGAAGCGGATCAACCGCCATTGCGGCCCACGCGATGCAAAGACGGGCCAGAATGATCGAAAAAGCCCCGAAATACGTCGCCGTGATCCTTGAGAGGATGGCCCAAACCTACAACATCACCCCGAAGAAACTGTCATGAGCAAAAGCACGAAAGCCGAGACGGACCGCCGAATCAGAGATGTAATGCGCCTCATGGTTACGGGCATTCAGCGCGACGCGATCAGGCAATATACGTCTCAAACATGGGGGGCATCAACGCGGAATACGGACCGATACATTGCGGCAGCAACTGCGCTTCTAGCGGCGGCCGGCAAGACAGACATCGAAGCTGACAAGGGGCAGGCGATCGCCCGATACAGCGACATTTACGCCAAGGCACAGGCAAAGGGGTGGCTCAAGATCGCGATCATGGCACAAGAACGCATTGACGAAGTTCAGGGCCTGACGGGCCGCTTCCCCGTTGCCGTGGCGATTGCGAACGGCGGAGGCAACGGAGGGATGAGGCCGGAAGACATGGACAAGATCAGGGACGTGGTGTCCATGACAATGCAGAGCGCGGCCAAGGAATCGGAAGCCAGGGCAACGAAATCGGAGAAAGGGCCGGTCGAATGATGGAACCCTACCGGATCAACGCCATGACATACCGCGGGGAGCCGCGCGACCCGATGTTCTGGGCGCGGCATCCCGAGATCATCCCGCCGCACGTATGGGCCGTGGCAAACCTCGGGCTTGATCCCTACGAATGGCAGGCATCATGCCTAGATGCGATCGGGCAGCGTTACGCCGTCAGCCTTCGAGCGGCAAACGAATCGGGAAAAACGACGATGGTGATCGCCGCTTCCCTCCTTTGGTTTCTTGACATGTTCGGGCGCGCGGGCGGGCGCGTCGTCGTCACAAGCGGATCATGGCGGCAGGTTGAAAGTCAGTTGATCCCGGCGATTCGGCGCTTCGCGTGGAAGTTCCCGCAATGGAAGTTCGGAGCGGCGGAGATCAAGCTCTTCGGACGATCTGACCCGCAAGCGATCTTCTTTTCAACCGACAACGCGGGCAGCGCAGAAGGACATCACGCGATCGACCCGACAACTGCCCCGCTTTTCTACATCGCGGACGAAGCAAAGAGCATTCCCGACGGAATCTTTGAGGCGATCGACCGATGCGGCCCGCAATATCTTTTGATCACTTCAAGCCCAGGTGCGGCGGCCGGCAAGTTCTACCGCACACAGACGGACGAAGCTGGCATGTTCTGGTCCCGCCGCGTTCGAAGCCTTGACTGCCCACACCTTGACCCAGCCAAGCGGCAGCGCGATCTTGAGCTTTACGGACCCGAAAGCCCGATTTTCCTGTCCATGCACGAAGCCGAGTTCGCCACGAACGACGAAGGCTTGATCATGAAACCGGCGGACCTTGCGCACGCCTTCCACAACCCGCCGCCGCGCACGGGCGGACCGCGCCTCGCCTTCTGCGACTTCGCAGCCGGCGGGGATGAAAACGTTATCGCTGTCCGTGATGGCAACGAAGTATGGATTCATGCCGCGTGGCGCGAAGCCGACACCGTTCAGGCCTGCCGCCAGTTCATCGAACACTTCAAGGCCCTTCGGCTGCAGGAATACAACGTTTTCGCAGACGAAGGCGGAATTGGAATTGTGATGTGCGATACCCTTCAGGACGAAGGCTGGCGCGTAAACCGCGTTAACAATGGAGCGCCGGCCACAGATGAGCACTTCCTGAACATGGGCGCGGAGATATGGCACAAGGGCGCACGCGCGATCGCTCGAGGCAAGATCATCCTTCGCGATTCCGACACGACGTTGTGGCGGCAGTTGACGACGCGCCGCAGCGAGATCGTGTCCGGCGGACGCCTTCGGGCTGAGGCGAAGAAGGACATGAAGGCCCGTGGCCTTTCATCGCCCGACCGTGCTGACGCCTTGCTCGGCGCAATTCATTGCGGACCGGGGCTTTTTGGGGCAATCACAGACACATCGCAAATAACAATTCAGGATTCGACATTCAAACGCCCGACTGTCAAGTTTTGACCGCGAACGAAAAGGAGAAAGCAAATATGTCACTTTTTAACTTCTTCAACCGTGGAGGATTTACGCCCGCGCCGACGCCGCCCGAACATCCGCAGCTTGCCACGGCCGGCGTGAACAGCATCAACAGCGAAGTGACGAAAGAAGCCGCCGCACTTCGAACGGCCTTCAAACTTCCGCGCGTTCTTGAGCCTGCCGCCGTCGGTCAAATCCTTGAATCGGCACTTTTCGGGGACTTGATCCGCCAGGACGAGCTTTTCAACCTCATGGAAGATACGTGGCCGCGGCTTTTGAAGGACATCAAGGACGTAAAAGACGCCGTTGCCTCGGTCCCCTTCGAGGTTCACCCGTATTGCGCGAAGGACGAAGAGCCGACGCCGGAGGCGATCGAGAAAGCGGCGCTTATCGAAAACATCCTGAAGCAGCTTGAACCCGACCCGGCGACGAACGAAGTGGGCATCCATGACACCTTTAGGGCTATGCTTGACGCCTTCACCCGCGGCATTTCCGTCGTTGAGATCATGTGGGGAACGATTGACGAACGCCCGTTTATTCTCAAAGACGGATCGCAGGGCATTCGGAGTTTCAAGAAAGTTCCGGCGCGCTTCTACGCATACCCGTCCTCGGGCAATCTTCAAGATCGCCTCATGCTTGCACCGGGCGGCATGGGCCTCGGCGGCCAGCTTGCAGACTTCCCTCAGCGCAAGTTTTTGATATGCAAATGTCCAGCCAGAAGCGGGCATCCGTCAAACACGGCCTTGATGCGTTCGCTTGCCATGCTTTGGATCGGTTCGGTTTACGGATGGAAGTGGCTCGCAAACTATGCGCAACTCTTCGGCATCCCCTTCAGATGGGCCGAATATCCGAACGGGGATACCGCGGTCAAGCAACAGGTCGAACAGATGCTTGAAAACATGGGGAGCGCCGCATGGGGAGCATTCCCGACCGGAACGAAGATCAACATCGTTCAGGCGGCAGGAACGGGGAAGGACAACCCGCAGGCCTACCTCATGGAGATCGCGGACAAGGCGGCGGACATCCTGATTCTCGGGCAGACGCTTACAACAGACGTGGGCGACAGCGGAAGCCGCGCCCTCGGCGATGTTCATGCAAACATCCGGCTCGAGGTTATCCAACACGCCGCCGCATGGCTTGAAAGCATTCTAAACGATCAGCTTGTGCCGTTCATCATGGCGATGAACTACGGGGAGATTCCCGACGACTGCCCGACGATTGAGTTTTGCGTGGAAACGCCGAAGAACCGCCTAGACATGGCCCAGACGGACAAGATTCTTTTCGGGGATTTGGGCATTCCGGTTACGAAGAAATACCTTTACAAGCGTTTCGACATCCCCCAGCCGCAGGAAGGGGAAGAACTGTTCGAGCCGAAGCAGGCGGCAAATCCGTTCGCTGGGATGGGCGCGACGCCAGGACAACCCGGGCAGGAACCCAAAGCAAACCCCGATGAAAACCCAGACGGAACCCAAGACGAACCCAAGGGAACCCCTACGGAACCCAAGGATAACCCGAGCGGAACCCAAGGGAAACCCGACAAGGGCCTCAGGTTTTCAGAAGAAGACGATCCGGCGGACGCAAAGGGAGCCGGCACTGCCGACAGCATACAGGCGCGAGCGCGCAGAAAGGCTGAAATCATGGCATCAACAGACAGGGTATTAACCGATGTTACCGGCGTGGCCGCGGCATGGCTTGCGCCGGTTCGCGACGTATTTGAAGCCCTTGTGGCAAAAGCCCAGGATGGAGACGTTTCCGATGCGGAGTTCATGGCCGCCGTTGAAGCGGCGCGGGCAAAGATGCCCGACATGTTCAAGCAGACGGACGTGGACGCCCTTGCAACCGCCCTTGAGCGGGAAATGGGAGCGGCAGCGTTCAACGGAGCGATGAAGGGATTCACAAAGCGAGGAACGCCCGCGAAACGATAGCATGGCGAATCAGGTCACAGTCAAGATTACGGACTACCCGACGCCGGCGCTTGCCCAGCTTCGGCAAGTTCTTCAGGGCAACATGAAGCCTTACTTGCTTGTCCTCGGACGGACAGGCCAGCAAAACACGAAGGCACATTACTTCGAAGTCAACGGTCGCACATCGAACAAGCTCGGCGGAACGCGAACGAACTTCTGGAACAAGGTTGCAGACACGGTCAGCACACAACCGCCCGGAACGGATTCAATCAAGATTGGCATCGCGCATCCGGCGATCGGTCAGAAGGTTTACGGCGGGGAGATTCGCGCGAAACGGCACAAGCATCTTGCGATCCCGTTGACGGCGGAAGCATACAATCACCCCCGCCCTCGCCCTTACTTCTGGTCAGGAAAATTGTTCCCACTTTTTGCAAACGGCAAATTAATGCTTGCAGAGAAAGGTCCGAATGGCTCTATTCAGCCACAGTTCTGGCTTCCAGTTTCGGTCAGGCAAAAGCCGGACCCCGACGCCCTCCCCCCACGAGGCCCGATGCAAAACGCACTTTCACGCGCAAGCGAAAGTTTCATCAACCGAAAATTGAGGGAAGTTTCAGCATCAAAGGAGGTTACGGCATAATGGACGGGGACAAAATAATCATCATGGCGGCGCTCTCGCGCGAAGAAGGCATGTTCACCGCAGGGCTTTCGGCAGCGATTGAACCCGGGGACAAGAACGCCCTTCCCGAAGACATTCAGTGGATGCCACCGGGCAAGTTCACGATTCACGCGGCCAAGGGCGGCAAGCCGTGGACCGGAACGGTCACAGTCAACGAATCGGGCGCAAAGCGCGTTGCCGATGCGTTCGAGGCCCTTAAGGCCGCAGGCCGCCGCCCGTATATCGACTTTAACCACGATGGCGCTGCCGCCGCCGGTTATGTTTCCGCCGTTCGATGGGGCGGAGACGATCCCAAGAAGGGCGGCATTCGTTGCACGGTTCAGTGGAGCGATCGCGGCGGTTCTGCCGTGCAAGGCCGCGAGTATGGCTTTTTCAGCCCGACGTTTTCCGTCACCAAAGACGGCGAAGTCGGCGGCACTTTTGTAAACATGGGCGGGCTTGTAAACGAACCCGCCTTCCAGGAAATCACGCCCGTCACGGGCAAACAAGGAAGCGAGACAATGAACGAATTACTCAAGGCATTGTTCGCGGCGGGCATCATCAAGGCCGCGAACGCTACCGAAGAAGAGGCCGTCGCCGCCGTGCAGGCGCATGACGTTGCGCACAAGGCACAGTCCGGAAAGATCACCGCCCTCGAGGCCGATCTTACCAGCGCGAAAACCAAGATCGAAGCAGCCGACAAGCGGCGCGCCGAAGGTCTTGTCCAGCAGGCCGTCAAGGACGGAAAAATCGCCGCGAAGGATAGCAAAACGCAGTCGTTTTATACGAACGCGATTCTTGCATCCGGCGCTGACGCCGAAGAAATCCTTTCGGGCCTTGCGGTCCGTCCGGAGTTCAAGACCGCCGTCCAGGGCGGGGAACAGCGCGCACAGCCCGAAGAAGGCTTTGAGGCACAGGTCAAGGCCAAGATGGCCGCGGATTCGAAGATCGACTTTGCCGAAGCCTCGGCAATCGCCGCCCGAGAGAATCCAGAATCTTACAAGGCTTACCGCGAGGCGCACCGGGGTTAATTCCACGGGAACATCGCAAACCAGAAAGACAAATCAAAATGAGCGAAAGCACATACAGCGAAAACAGCAACATCAGCCTTCCCGCGGCAGGGGCAATTCTTCCTTTCCTCGCGGTCAAGGTAAACAGTTCGGGGCAGGCGGCACTTGCCGGCGCTTCTGACATTCCCGTGGGCTTCACAACCGAATATTCGAACGCCCTTGTGGCGGGAGATGCGGCCTCGGTCCACATCATCGGCAAGGGCGGCACATGCAAGGCGATTCAGGCGGGAGCCATTCCGCTCGGAAGCGCGGTTTATGCCGCCGCATCGGGCCAGATTCAGGCGGCCCCGAATGCCCCGACGGCGGGCGCGGTTTACTACCGCCTCGGCGTGAAGATCAGCCCCGACGAAGGCGCGGCGGACGACGTTGTCGAGATTATCGACATGCAGCCCGTCCCCGTGGTTCTCAATCCGTTGACGGTCAACGGCGAAATGATCAGTGAAGACATCTTCACCCCGTTCAACGCAACCGGCGCGGACGCATCAGGAGCACCCGTGGACCTCACGGCCGCAGGCGTCACCGCAGACATGCGCATCGCGTTCGTGATCGACATCACGGACGGCACGGCCCTCGACAAGAGCCTTTTCACACCCGGCGCGGACAAGTTCACGCAGGCAAGCGGCAATTACGCCGCAAAGAAGCTGATTTTCATCACGCTTCCCGCTGCGATCTAACTGACAGACGCACAAGCGACCACGAAAGGAAAATATATCATGGCAACAGTAGCGACTTTCAACCCCGTTTTGACCGGGGTTCTCGTCAAGCAGTTCATCGGCAATACCGGAAACCTTGTGTTTCCCGTGATTGCACCGATTTTCAATACGGCGTTGCAGAACGCGAAATACCCCGTCTGGAGCATCAAGAACGATGTTTCTACGCCGAGGATCAAGAAGCGCGCCTTCGGCGATGGCTTCAACCGCGTCGGATTCGACATCAGCGACGACAGTTACGCCTGTTCGGAGCGTGGCCTCGAAAGCCCTGTTGATGACAGCTTCCGCGCCGTCTATCAGAACCAGTTCGATGCGGACATGGCCGCAGTCGCACGCATCACCCGGTCTATCACGCTCGATCAGGAACTGCGCACGAAGGAAAAGATGGACGCTGCAGCGACCGCCGGCGCGATCACAGTTGCCGACGCCCCGACGATCAAGTGGGATGCGGCAAGTTGCACGCCCGTCAAGGATGTGAAGAAGGCGAAGAACGCCTTTGCCAAGCGCAACGGAGCCGAACCCACTCACTTGATTCTTCCGCGTTCGGTCGCGGAAGCACTCGAGGAAACGGAAGACGTCCGCAGCCGCATCCGTTACACGGGCCAGGTTGAGGCGTTGAATATTTCCACAGGCACGCTGCAGCGCGTTCTTGCGGAGGTTTTCGGCATCGCAAACATCTTCATCGCAGGCGGACTCCGAAACACGGCGAACGAAGGCCAGGACCTGAACATCGACTATATCTGGGGCAAGGATGCCTTCATGGCCTATTGCCCCGGGGGCGCACTCGATACGCCGAACTTCATGCGGACATTCACATTCAACGGGGCTTCGCCCGAGAATCAGTCCAGCATCTTCACCTATCGCGACGAACCGAAGAAAAGCGACGTTCACCGCGGCACGATCTACACCGATGAGAAGATCACCGGTCAGCGCCTTTGCACGAAGATTCCGTCGTGTATCGGATAACAAAAACGCAGATCACCGAAAGCTGAAATGAGCGCAACGTGGACGACGATAACCTCGGCAGACATTCAAGCCGAGCTTTCTGGGCCAGAGATAAAGGCCATGAAGGACAAGGCACTAGCAGACGGTCAGACCGACCCCTTTCTCCCGATCATCGCACAGACGATTGAAGAGGTTCGGGGGTATGTCGCGACATACGCCGGCGATGCCTTTATTCCTTCAGACACCGACACCGTCCCCGCACGCCTGAAGGCCGCCACGATCGCCGTGATCGCAAACCGAGTTGCCTTGCGCCTGCCGGTCAATCTTGCCGATGAGGCAACGACGACTGGCCGGCGGGCCAAGGCTGACGCGGCCGTCCGACTTTTTGAAAAGGTCATGACGGGCGATTACAACATCACGGGAACAAACTTCGGCGGAAGTTACGGCGGACAGCCGAAAATGACGTTCTAGGAACCCCACATCATGGCAGAAACAAGCATCATTCGAAGCATTCAGGAACGCATGGCGACGTTGATCGAGGCGATCGACGACGTTCATGTGGCCGGGATCGAAGTCGTTCGCCAATACAAAGGCGACATTGCGACGATGCTTGCGGAAGCCTTGAACAAGCTGGGATTCGGGATCGTCGTGGCTTTAGGCCCGGGCGAACGACAGAGCGCAAAAGGGGAAGAATATTACGAAGAGACAGACTTTCTCGTCACGGTTGTCGAAAATCCGACGACGAATGATTCTGGCCTTGTCGGGGTTCTTGTCCTTGAGGAAATCCTCCACGCTTTGGAACGCCAGGAAGTCGCCGAAGGAAACCCGCAAAACCTTTTCCACGTTCAAGGGCATACGCCCGTTGACACGGGGAGCAAGGCTCTTGACGGGCATCAGCTTACAGTGAAATGCAACGCAATCTTCAACTTCGAAGAATAGGAGATCAACATTATGCCAACGACAGGTATTACTCGCAAAAGCCGCGTCATGCAGACGCATATCAAGATCGCGCCGGTCGGCTCGGTCTTTACCGTTCCAGCCGAAGGCG